CCCCGGCCTTTCGGTTGTTTACTGCTGACCCCAAGGAGCCGCGCCGCCAGCCGGTGCATTGCCCTGTTGCCAACCGCCTTGCGCTGGCTGTTGCTGTTGTGCCGGGGCTTGCTGCTGTTGGTTGTCATAAAAACACTGAAATTCCGCTTGGTCGCATGGCCGATAGGCAGACCCGCAAGCTTAGAACTAAAGCCCATAATGAATTTGACAAGCTTTGGCAAGGCGGGCTTATGACAAGAAAGAAGGCTTACAACTGGCTTGCTAGTGAACTTGGTATTGAATCTTCAGAATGCCATATTTCATGGTTTTCAAAAGACCAATTGAAAGACACTATTACCCTTTCTTCAGATTACATTAAAACCAACTATGATGCGCTAATGCGCCGTAAGGTGAAACAAGATGCTAAACAAGAAAAGCGAAATGAACGCGCAATTGCCGCTGAAAGAAGAAAAGCCGAACAAATCAGACGGCGGAAGGCAAAGCGTAGAACTTAGTTCGCCCGGTGTTGCAAAAGCACTTGCAAAGCGCATTGCTGAAGATATTGACGAATGCAACATAAAGGCTTATGACGGCGGCCACCGTTGGCACTTGGGCGGTTCGTTGATTGGTGACGAATGCAAGCGAAAGCTTTGGTATATCTTCCGCTGGTGTTTTCAAGAAGAATTTAAGACCCCTTCAAACCGTGCCAGAATGCAACGGCTGTTTAATCGTGGGCATAGGGAAGAAGAACGCTTTGTTGAATGGCTTGCGGGCATTGGGCTTAAAATCTGGTTTGAAAACCGTGAAGGGTTTTATTATCACCCTGAAAGTGATTCATACGGCATATTGAAAGCCGGTGAAGAACTTGCCCCGCTTTGTGAACTTATCACTGAAGAAAACCCGCATTACCTGAAGCACGTTGGCCGCGCTAAAGCGGATGGTTTGGAGTTCCCACAATATCGCATTTCAAGCGTAATGGGTCACTTTGGCGGTTCGCTTGATGGTATTGCAAAGCTTCCTGAACGCTACGGGATTGAAGAACCTGTTTTGTTGGAGTTCAAAACCAACGGCACGGGCAAAGGCTTTGATGATTTGAACGCAAAAGGCATGGCCGTTGCAAAACCCCAACACTTTGCCCAAACGTCAACTTATGGCAAAAATTACGGCTTTAATTGGGTTCTGTACCTGAATATCAACAAGAATGATGATTCATTGCATGTTGAACTTGTGAAGCTTGACCATAAGCTAGGCGAACAAATGGAAGCCAAGGCGGAACAGATTATTTTTTCAGAAGAAGCCCCGGCGCGGCTTTCTGACAATCCAACCTTTTACAAGTGCAATTGGTGCGGTGCTAAAGATATTTGCCACAAGGGCGCAATTCCTGAAAAGAATTGCAGAAGCTGCAAACATGCAAGCCCTGTTGAAAATGGCGAATGGTTTTGCAAAGTGCATAACGGGAATATACCGCGTGATTTTGTGCCAAAGGGTTGTTCTGACTATCACCCAATTACAGTAGGTTCAATAAATGGCTGAACTTTATATACCGCGCTGGTATCAAGACGCGGCTGAATACTCAATTTTTGAGTATTTCCAAAGCGGTAAAACCGGCAATCCGGTTGTTGCAATGCCAACAGGAACGGGCAAAAGCGTTGTAATTGGTTCGTTCATCAAGAACGTGCTTCAGCGTTGGCCTAATCAACGTATTATGATGCTTACCCATGTTAAGGAACTAATTGAACAAAACGCTGAAAAGCTGCAAAGCATTTGGCCGGTTGCACCAATTGGCATTTATTCAGCCGGTTTGAACAGCCGTGATATGATAATGCCTATTGTATTTGGCGGCGTTCAATCGGTAGCACCAGCCATTAAAAGGGCGCTTGAAACAGATGACGGAAGACCGCCGCACTTGCGGCATTTTGGCTGGCGTGATTTGTTGATAATTGACGAATGCCATTTGTTGAGTGACAAGGAAAATTCACATTATCAATTCATCATTTCAGAGTTGAAAAAGATAAACCCTTATTTGAAGGTTATTGGTTTTACCGCAACGCCGTACCGCATGAAAATGGGGCTGATTACTGAAAACGGCATTTTCACTGATTTTTGTTATGACATTACCGGCATTGATTCATTTAACAGGCTGATTGCTGAAGGTTTCCTTGCCCCGCTGGTTGCACGGCCAACAAGAACGGAAGTTGATATTTCTAGTGTGGGCATGACGGCTGGCGAGTTCAATTCAAAACAACTTGAAAAGGCTGTTGATACAGATGAAGTAACATTTGGCGCTGTTCAAGAAATGCTTGAAATGGCAAGCGACCGTTCAACGTGGCTTGTTTTTGCAACAGGTATTGACAACACCGAACATATTGCAAGCGTTATTCAATCATACGGCCTTGACGTTCTGCCGGTGCATTCCAAGCTTTCGGCAAAGGTCAATACCGAACGCTTGCGGGCTTTCAAGGCCGGTGAAATTCGCGGCTTGGTATCAGGCCAGAAGCTTACAACCGGGTTTGACCATCCGCCCATTGATTTCATTGCAGACTTGAACCCCACACTTAGCCCCGGTAAGCATGTTCAGAAGCTTGGGCGCGGTACTCGCCCTTCACCCGGAACAGGTAAGCAAAATTGCCTGTATGCGGATTTTTCGGGCAATGTCAGGCGCTTGGGGCCAATCAATGACCCGCGTATTCCAAACAGACCGGGCAAGGGCGGCGGTGACGCACCTGTAAGGCTTTGCGAAGTGTGCGGTGTTTACAACCATGCCAGCGCCCGCCGTTGTGAAAATTGCGGCCATGAATTTAGCTTTGAAACAAAAATCTTTGCAAGTGCTGGTGAACTTGCACCTTTGCGAAGTGACGCGCCGCAAGTTGAATACTTCAAGGTTGACAAAGTAATTTACAACTTGCATGAAAAACGAAACAAAGAAGGCGTTTTAATGAAACCGCCAATGATTAAAGTTTCGTACTTTTGCGGCTTGCAAATGTTCAATGAATTTGTTATGCTTGAACACAACGGATTTGCGGCGAAGCGTTCCCGTGATTGGTGGAAGCAACGGCACAAAGAAGACGCACCGCCAACAACGCATGAAGCTTTGAAACGTGTTTCAGAGTTAAGAACGCCAAGCCGCTTGCGGGTATGGGTAAACAAGAAATATCCTGAAGTTTTATCAGCCGAATGGTGAAAATATGATTATTTCCAGCAATATGACACTTGAAGAATTTTTAAGCTGTTCTGATATTTTGTAGCAATACCCCGGCCTTGAAAGGTTGATTGATACGGCAATTGAAGAAGCTGTTGAAGCGTCTTTACCTGAAGAATCTTGCCTTTCCTTGCGCGGTGATGATTGGCAAGCGTTCGCCAATGAAGTTACAGAACATATTGAAAATTACACCGTTCCGCAATACGGCGACAAGGGCGAAGATATGGCTTCAGACTACACCGCCCAAGATTGTATAAACCAAGTCAAGAAGTACATGGCGCGGCATGGTCGAAACAGCCGCCCCGGTCAAGACCGCCTTGATTTGCTCAAATCAGCCCATTACTTGCAACTTGCAGCAAGCTTGCTTGAAGGTGAAGACAATGACAAATGAAACTGAAAAGCCGAAAAGCCGAGCAAGGCGGCAAGCTTCAAGTAAAAAAAAGGTTTTGAATCCAGCCGCTTCTTTAATTGAAGCCTTGAAATTTATTTCAGTTGCTCAAAAGAAAGCGGGGCCAACTGGTGTACAATTTTGCCAAGTTCGCCAAAATTGGGCGATTGCTTCAGACGGCATTGTTACCGCCGCGTTTCCGGTTCAAGAAGACCTTGAAGCTTGCCCACATACATTGCAGCTTACCGCCGCGCTTTCCAAGGTTGGTGAAGACCTTTCAATAACCCAACTGAATGAAAACGCGCTTGCTGTTTCGTCTGGTGACTTCCGCGCCCTTGTACCTTGCGTTGGTTTTGATGAAGTACCAGTACCTGAAGCTGATTCACCTTGCGCTGATATTGACAACCGAGTAAAAGAAGCCCTTGCCAGCGTTGCAGGGCTGGCAACAGACGGCGCAAACAGTGCAACCTATGCCGCCGTATTGCTTCAGGCCGGAAGCGCCGTAGCAACCAACGGGGCGGCTTTGCTGGAAGCGTGGCACGGTATCGACTTGCCGCCCGGTTTGCTGTTGCCCAAATCGGCTGTTATGGCAATTGTGAAAAGCAAGCTTGACCTTGTGCGCTTTGGCTTTTCGCATTCTTCAGCAACATTCTTCTTTGAAAACGGCGCGTTTATCAAAACTCAACTTTACGGCGAACGATACCCGAATTATCAGGCTGTTTTGCATTGTGATAATTTGAACCCTTGGCCTGTTCCTGAAGACTTTTTCAGGGCTATTGAAGCAATTGAAGCGTTTAGCCCTGAAGGTAATGTTTACTTTCAGGACGGCGCTATTTTTTCAATGCTTCGTAAAGATGACGCAACAACATATAAAATTGAAGGCTTACCGGATGGCATGGGCTTTCAAATAAAGAACTTGAATCTTGTTAAAAAAGCCTTTGAAAAAGTGCATTTTGAAAAGCAAGAAAACAAGGCTTACTTCTTTGGTGGCAATGTTCGCGGCGCAATAATGGGGCTTGATTTGAAACAGCCTGAACCTTTTGACCCTGATAAAGATATTCCATTTTAAGGAAGGTTTGTAATGTTGAATGAACAAGGCTTTATATTGACGAAAGCAAACCGAGTTGTTGACAAGGTTTCAAGCCAAATGCGCAAGGCGTTGCGCCCTGTTGAATACTTGTCAGATGATGAATTGCAAGCTATTCCAGCAGGTAGCGTTTTTATTTTTGACGTTGAAACCTATGTTAATTTTTGGTTTGTTGCATTCAAACATATTGATTCAGGTAAGTTTGTTGTTTTCGAGCGTTCGCCAGATTGCGACTTTAACCCAACTAAGTTACGTTGGTTGCTTTGGCGCTTTTGTATTGTGGGTTTCAATTCAAGAAATTATGACATTCCAATTATCGAACTTGCTTGCACTGGTGCAAGTTGTGCGAAGCTGAAAGAAGCTTCAGATTACATTATTCAGAGTGGCCCACAATACGGAAATGAAAAAGTAACCCCTTTCAGCTTTGCCAAGAAATACGGCCTGAAGATTGGGAATTATAACCATGTTGATTTAATCGAAGTCGCACCGTTACAAGGCTCTTTGAAGCTTTACGCGGGGCGCTTGCATTGTGAAAGAATGCAAGACTTGCCTTTTCCTGAAGACCATGTTTTGACTAAAGAAGAAGCGGCTATTGTTCGCCCTTATTGCTGCAATGACCTTGAAAATACAGAATTGCTTTTCAATGAACTTGCCCCTGAATTGAAGCTTAGGGCGGAAATGTCAGAAGAATACGGCGTTGATTTGCGCTCAAAGTCAGATGCACAAATTGCAGAAGCTGTAATTAACTCCGAACTTGAAAAGGTACTTGGTTACTATCCAAAGCGGCCAAACAATGTTGACTTTGGGGCGCTGGCTTACAATTCGCCTGATTTTATTTTCTTTCAAACGCCGCAACTTCAAGCAATGCTTGAAACGGTCAAGAACGCCCGTTTTTATCTGGATGGTTTGGGTTCGCCCATTATGCCAAAGGAACTTGAAAAGCTTACCGTAACGCTTGGTAATTCAACTTACAAGCTTGGCATGGGCGGCTTGCATTCTAGCGAAAAGAAAACAGCCCATGTTGCAACAGATGAAATTTTGCTTGCAGATAATGACGTTGAAAGCTTTTACCCTAGGACTATTTTGAATCAGCGGCTTTACCCGTCACACCTTGGGGAAGCCTTTTTGATTGTTTATGAAAAGATTGTAACAACACGCCTTCACGCTAAAGCAATGGCCGGAAAGTGTAAGAAAGAAGGCGATAGGGAAGGCGCGAAAAAATGGAAGGTTATTGCGGATAGCCTGAAGATTGTTATTAACGGAAGCTTTGGAAAACTTGGCAATAAGTATTCAGCTTTTTACGCACCGCAACTTATGTTGCAAGTTACCATTACAGGCCAGCTTGTTTTGCTTATGCTTATTGAAGCTGTTGAATTGGCTGGAATTGAAGTTGTTTCAGGCAATACAGACGGCTTTATTTCCAAATATCCAAAAAACCGCCATGACGATATAAGGGCGATTATTGAAGCATGGGAAGCCCACACTAATTACAAGACTGAAGAAACCCGTTATAAGGCCGTTTATAGCCGTGACGTGAACAGCTATGTTGCGATTAAAGCGGATGGCGGTGATTCAGAAGCCCGTTTCCTTGATGACAAACTAGGGGCGAAAACAAAAGGCGCGTATTGTGAGCGCGGTTCAGCGTTGAACAGTGTTCTTTCAAAGAACCCTGAAGCGTTGGTTTGTTCAGATGCCGTTGTTAAATATCTTGTTGACGGAACGCCCGTTGATAAAACAATCAAAGAATGTAAAGACTTCCGCCGCTTCGTATCGGTGAAGAATGTTCGCGGCGGCGGTGAGAAGAACGGCAAATACCTTGGTAAAGTGGTTCGCTGGTATTACCCGAAAAACGAAGCCGGTTATATTGCTTATGTGGGAAGCGGCAACAAGGTTGCAAAAACAGACGGGGCGCGGCCTGTAATGGATTTGCCGCCGTCTTTCCCTGAAGATATTGATTATGATTGGTATATAAAGGAAGCAACCGCAATGCTATACGATTGCGGCGCTTTGAAGAAGGCTGAAACAGGAAAGCTTTTCTTTTAAGTTAGTTCCATTGTCAAAACATCATAGTTTATGGATTCGCGGTTGTTTGATTCAATTATTGCCCAAACGCGAACTTCAAGCGTTCCGGTAAGCCCTGTGACATCAATGACCGTTGAATTTCCGTCAACATTTTCATAAGTGAAGCTTCCACTATCAATACGCCAACCGATACGGGCAATAACCCCGCTTTCTGGTGCGTCTGAGCCGTTGTAAGCGGCGATTGTGGAAGCCAAGCGGTTACGCCTACGCCAAGCAACAGAAACGCTTTCCAGCGCAACGCCGGGGCTTGGGGCGCGGCTACCTTCAAGGGTCAGGTATTGCGGATGCAACGGGCGGCGTTCGCGCCCTGTAATTGTTACAGGCACGTTTGCAGCACTTGAAAGCGGGTAAGTGTCTTTCGGCGTATGGTCTTGAAACCTAAAGTTCAAATTCGTGCTTATTGGGTACAAGCTTTCAACAAGCCCGTTCAAGTCACCAAAGAAATAAACTCGGTCATTTGCCGAATGGTCTTCAAAGACCGTATCAAGAACGCCGCGATATACGTTATTTAGTATTATCGTACCGTCTTCGTTGTCGGTTACGCCAGAATACAACAAAAGTTCATTACCAATCATAAACAAACCAGACCCATCAGAAGCGGCGGCAAAGTTTGCCGGGTTGGTAAGTTGTTCAATTTCAACGCCCGTCATTCCGCCAATGATAAGCCCGCTGTTGTCATGGCCGGTTTCAGAACCAATAAGCTTGCTGTATGGTGCAACAAGGAAGCCAACCGCATAATAAGGCGTTTGTTCAATTTCAAGGCTTCGTTGTGAGCCGATATAAGAATTAAGCGAATACGCAAAGCTTGACCCTGTTGGGCGGCTACCAAGCGAAAGAACGCGCCCTGAATTTTCAAAAGTCGAAAGCGATTCTTCAAAAATGTTCGATATAAACAACGGCAATTCAATAACCCTTGCATCAGTTACCGCAGCCGCATTAAAGGAAATTGGTTCAAATTCAGAACCTTCAGGCGGCGCAAATACAACTGAATCACTTGCAAACTTGTCTTGTACACAACTTATTGTAACTTTACCATCTTCCAAAGAACCTAAATTGATTTTGACAACTCGCATGATTATTTCAGAAATACCGTAAGGTTCATAATTCAATTTGAAAACATCACCGGGGCGAAGGTTTGCAGCGGTTCGCTTCATAACAAGGTCACACTTGTAAAGCGGAACCGACATAACGGAAAGTTGACGCGCCGCAATTGCGTTGGCCGCGCTGGCAACCTTTGCGCCCGGAAAAGAAGCGTCTGAAGTTCTTACCCTGTTCTGATAGGTAATGTTTGCAAAGTCTTGTGCAATTGCAACTGATTCTTCATAGCCGCTTTCACGTTCGTTGAAAGTAACACGACACTGGTTAAAGGTTTCAGCCCACAAGGTTTTAGAAAAAGACTTCAATTCAATAACATCGGCTTTTGAAAAGGCTGGTATTGAACTTGGGTTGTAATCTTGACGAATTAGCTTAACCCTGATTTTTGCGTCAATCGGGTCTTTGTACATAACACCGTCAATATGGCGCATGATTTCTTCAAGGAAGTCTTGCCCGCTCATTTGTGAACCAACGGTAATCGACATTCCAAGCCCTTCAGAACTTACCCGCGTTGCCGCTGAAGTAAATGAAGATTGGTCAAGTATTTCAGCGGGCAAGTTAAAACGCCCGTCCGGTTGCGTGATAACATCCCAACAAATTGCAAGCGGGTTGCAATCCAAAGTGCCGATTGTTGAGCTACCCGGAAAGGAAGTAGGGAAGTTTTGCAACTCAAAATAAAAAGGCGGTACTGAAGTTCTTGTGCCAATATAAAAATCTTTGAAAACAATGTGAGCAAAGCCATTGTACGCCGGTACATTTGCCCCAAGTTGTGCGGCAAGGTAGGGGTCACGGTCTTGGTCTAAAGTGCCGGGGTAGAAGGTTGCAGCGCCCTGAAGCCCGCCGCCTTGGTCATCGCCGCCAAACAAGTTGGGTTGATTTATGTTGAAGTTCGATTGATTTTGCAGGTTACCAGTCCAAGCAACATCTTTACCCGCCCAAATGCGGCGCAAGCGAACACCGGGGCCAATAGCAAGAAGCATATTCAGGCCGATATGATAGCGGTGGCCGACAACAACATTTTTATATTTAGTCTTTCCGTACCAAGTCATGCCAGAAGCAACACGTTCTGTAATGTTGACTGTTCTTAAAGCACCGTACCAAATAACAATAGGGCTTCGCTGTTTGACTGTTCCATAAACAAGGGGTACGGGGTCGCCATAACTCGCCCGTGGAAAATTGAAGTCACCCAACTTTGAAGCCCTTGCGTTTTCAATTTTAGGCTTTGGCATCAAAGCGGCCATTGCAACGAATGCAACAACAAACGCGATTACAAACCACATGATTAAATTCCTACTGCAAAAATGTTGTTGTCTTCACCCGGAACATAAGGGAAGCCGCCGTAATTCTTTTGATTTGCGAACTTGGGGCAACCACCAGCACCATTAAAACTATGGTCACAACCAGCCGCAACACCAACGCCGTCACCGTTTACAGGCTGAATTGCAAACGGATAATTGATGGTAAAATCAAGCCCGTCTTGTGCGACTATTGAACGGCGTTCAGCGCCAAAGACCATTTCACCGCCAACAAACCAAGTTGGCCCAAAGCTTCCAATGTTGGCAAGTGAAATGTTGTTGCCGCTTGAAGCCGTGACCGTAGAAGCGTGAGAGTTGGCCGAACGGCTAACCTTACAACGGTTATCAAACAGTACGTTATTACAAGGCGGCTGAATGCTTAATGTGGGCAAGCTTGAAGTCATAATGACCCCAAAATCTGAAGTTGCTGTAAAGGTGCAACGCTGGCCGCGTGTGGTTACGCTGTTTATATCACCATCCCAATAAATCGCATGGCCTGTTGCACCCCTATGGAAACGGAAAATAGTTAGCTTCAGGGAAGGCGGGGTAATCGCCAACGCATAAGCCCGCGCCAATTCAACAGCAAGCGGCATTTCAATTGAAAAATTGCTGTCAGCGTCTTCATGGGTTGTTATTTTTATTTCAGTTCTTTTCAAGCCTTCAATTGGTAAATATGTATTGTTGTCAAAGTTATGTTGAATAGCGTCTGAAGTATAGTAAAAAGACTTTGACGGCGTTACAAACCTGTAAAGTTCATAAGGTGCGCCGCCGTCAAGGCTTAATTCAGCTTCTTGGTAAGTTGGCATTTGTCTTACTCCGCATCAATTACCGAAAATGAAAGCAATGTTTCATTGAAGAAATGCTTTAATTGTACTTCATCATTTGCCATTCTAACAGGCCGTAAGAAGGAAATTCGCGTTATTGTTTGCGTATCAATCGGCATACCTGTTGTTGTAAGTCTTGAATTGCCATCTAAAGAAACGGCGGAAGTAACAGCGAGATTATAAACAGAACCATTTGCAAGCTGTACTTGTAAAAACCTGTAATTTTTCATTGAATACAAAACAGTTGCATACTCAACATCTTCAACCGTAACAACACCGCCGCTTGATGTTCCAACCGCCTGTAAATCATTGCGGAAAGAAGGAAGCCAAAATTTACGGCTTGCCCCTTGAATTTCATCAAACACGGCTTTGAAGTAATCCAATTCACCAATTTTGTAACGGTTGAACAAAATTGAAACATTGGTTGTAACTTTGCTTTGTTCCCACAATGTCAGGGCATCAAATACGCCTGTATTGTTATCGAAAATGTCATTACCGGTTGCAACCGAATCAACAACGTCTTCATTTGCCAGCGGGCGGCGATTCAGCACAACACGCCCTTGGTACATTTCTAATTCAACGGGTTTGGCGGGGTTGCTCAAAGTTGCCCGTACCCGCTGAAAGCGCCCGGTCATCTTAAATTCAGCGTTTGTATCAACAGACTTGCGCCCAAGTGAAAAACCTTCATCAAGAATGGCCGCGCTTCCGCTTGTAACCTTGAATGATTCATTTACACCAATGCGAAGCGGTGAAACAAGCGTTGCCCCGTCCGAGTCAATACGGCGAATTTGAACAACCGCGCTTTGGCCGCTTTCTGAATAAATCAAAACACGTTCATTTTCCCTAATGTCAATATGGTCATTGTTGTAATAAATCTTAGTTGCGCCAGCCGCTGAAGGCGCGTCAAGAAAAACCGAATACTGAAATTCAGGCATCCAAGCGCGGCCTTGGCTTGTGTAAATGTTTTGCTGAAACTTGCGTATTCCTTGAAGTGTCTGAACAACATATTTAACTTTTTGTTCAATACGCGGCATTGTTCCGCGCAAGGAAACGCGCTGTTCAGTACCATCAACGCCGCGCATATTGTTTGTAAGCCATTGCCAACTTTCTTCAACCGGCATTTCAGGAATATCAAACAACGGGGCAACACGAATACCGCGAATAAAGCTTTTTAGCGTTGCGGTGTAAGGTTGTGAAATTTCAGCTTCAACAGTTGCATCAATGACCGCCGCGCCTGTTGTGCGAACAATTACGGAAAACTTCAGGCGCTTCTTTGAGCCAATGACAAAGGGCAAGGCAACTGGTGAAACAACTTCCATGCCGCTATCACCGAAAACCCCAAGGCTTTCAACAACAACATCATCATTACGCCAGTTCCAGATATAGAAATAAAGTTCAACTTCACCTGAAAGGGCTTCAAGGTCATAAAGTGACGGTTCAAGGCGTGGCCCCGTCGCGTAATCCGTCCAAGTTGAACGCACCGCTTGACCGCTGAAGATAAGACCAACCGGAATTTCACCCGTTGGCGAGTAGTTTTCAGCTTGAACCAACCGCGCCCCAAAGTCACCGGACAAAATACGAACTTCAGGCGGAACAAAGGGCTTGACGAAAATAAGCGGGCTAATTTCAGCCCTGAAGCCTTTGCCGGATTGCAGCAGCGCGGTATGACCGAAAGAAGGCGTTCCCACAATGCGGGCTTCAGCATCGCCCGTTAAATGTGGGAAGGTTCGCCCGTCATATTCGTTTAGGGAACTTGCCGATTCAACAACAACACCTTCAAACAACAAGCCCGTTTGAAGGTGGTTTAAGTGACCAGCAACGCGCCCGCCAAGTGTTTGAAGCATAATTAAGCCCCGTCATACCGAACAGCAAACCCGAAAGTTCCACAATGAAGCACGTTACCCCCACCGTTGCGAGCGCCTGCATTTTTTGCAATTGACGGGTATGTTTTCCAATTTGCTTCACCAACCGTAATAACTTCACCATCAGAACGGTTGTCATTTCTAAGCAATCGCGCATTGTTAAGAATACCCAAACAATGCGCGTATGAGGTATTAGGCGCTGGCATTGCAACCAACAGCTTAACAGGCAAAATCATTTCATCAGCAGAAAACGCATTTGGCAAACTAGCAAGAACCTTACAAAGCGATTGAACGGGCGCAATTAAATTGTACCATTCGTCACCGCTGCCGATATTGCAGTTAATGAAGCCTGTTGCACCATTGCTGGTTAAGTTGCTTGTTGTTCCGCCAAACATAGGGGTAAATTTGTTTGTTGAACTAAAGCTAAAACCGCCTGTTCCAGAAATTGAAATTGAAGCCTGATATGTGGCGGTAACTTGGTTGTCGTTACCTGTGCCGAACATGTAAAAGCCGTTCCCAATGTCATTGCGGGAAGAAATGCCAAACATGAAATGTTGCCAAAAATCAGTATTGTAATTTATGGAAACATACACTTCATCAGGGCTTTCAAATGCCGCAATATGATAAGCAATTGGAAAGGCGAACGTATGCCCTGAAGCATTGTCACGAAAAACAAGCTTGCGAGTATTTGCGCCGGTAAGGTCTGAACCACTTTTGCCAGTACCAGCAGAAAGCGCCAAATAATCCCGCGTTGAAGTAAGAACTTCAAGCTTGAAGTTGGCCGCGCCTTTGGTTAAAACACCATCAGCCAACGTCCAACCAGCGCCAACCGCTGCAACTTCAATTGCTGTTTTCAAGTCGCCAAAGTTGGCGGCACTTCCGGTAACATAGGCCATTAGTCTAACTCCAATACCATAAGGGGTTGTGCGTAATTTATGCTAGCACCGTTCGGGAATTGTTGGATTGTAACAAAAGCCCTTGCGCCCGGTACGTTTAAGATTGCAGCAATGGCGGCGGCAACTGAAAGGCCATCAACATTTGCAACATAGGAACCGCCAACTTGAATAGCATTAAACGCTTCATTGTTCCAAGAAGGAACAGCATAAAGCCCTTCAAGTTCACCATAAAATGAAATAGGGTCTAGGTTGTTTCCTTTTGATTGTGCTACGCACATTGGTTCCATGTAAAGAAAATCATTGAAGGGAACTTGCCTTGAAAAAATACCAGCAACAGAAGCATAAGCAGAAGTGCTACCTTGCGAACTCATTGGAAAATCAAGTTGACGGTATTGAATCCAACTTGCAGAACCATCAAAAATAGCAGCAACATCAGTATTGCCCTTACTTTGATAAACATCAAAGGGGCTATTTTCAGCAGTTGAAACTGAAGTGCTTATGTTTTCGCCATGCGTCGGACTTGGTATATTTCCACCAACAAAAAGCGGCTGTTCGTATGTTGCCGAATAGCTGAAAAACTTACCCAAGTAAAAAGGTTGCGAATACTTACCCTTGGTAAAGAAAGACCCGGCAACGCGCTGTAAAGAAATGCTTATTGCATAATCAAAAGCGTTTCCGTTCGCACGAACATATTTTACTTGCCCGTTTGTTTGGTTCTCAAAAGCATTGCCTGAAACAAAACCAGTTGAAACCATAACGCCAATGTTGAAGTATTGGCTTCCAATGGTGTTGCTATCCGTGAAGGTTTTGAAACCAATATAAAATTCTTCTTCACCGGAATAACCAGAAGCCCGCATAATAAGTTCATGGTTAGCCCCGGAAAGTACCGCCCGTTCAGTCACATAACCAAAACTTTCAAGCTGGTTTTGAATGTGAGTAATGAAATTTTCATGCGCGAACTTTCCGCCGCCTTTTGTAATCGTTCCGATTGTGTAAGCCATTTACCGTACTCCCGCAATTCTTGCAACTGTGGTTGAATTTTCTTCCAATACTTCCATAATGAAAGCCCGCCCGTCTGAAGACTTCATTGCAGCAAGGGCGGCTTCTTTGGAAGAAACAACAATTGCTGAAATTGGAACATCAACATTAACTTCAGGCGGTTCACTTGAACCTTGACCGTTGCCCACATTATAGCCGTCTTCGGGGCCACGCTGAACAGTTGCCGCGCCTGTTTGCAAAGCTTGTAAGTTTTCAACGCCAATCCTATCAGTTGCGGCGGCGTTCATTACAAATTCTTGACCGTGAACAACGCCAGCAACTTCATCAACACCTATATTACCAGTATAGCCGCCGCTTTTGAATCCAACATTTTGTGATTGAATTTGTGCAACTTGTGCCATACCAGAAGCAACCACAACAGCGGCCATTGCAGCGCCGTAAATGCCGCCTTGTGCAAGGGCTTTTGTTGCGCCTTCATAAGTGTTGATAATAGCTTGCGTAACAGCAGCGGCCTTACCAATGTGGGCAAGTTCCCTAATGTTTGAACTCTGAAGGGTTGCCAAACCATCAAAGAAGTTTCTAAACTGTTGCGTTTTCAATTGGTTTTCACGAACAACCAATTGAGCGCGGGCATTTGAATAATCCTGTTCGCTAATCAGGTTATTGCGGCGCATTTCTTCAAGCTGGTTGAAATACGTTTGTTGCATTTCAAGTTGTGCGTTCAACTGCCCTTGCATTTGGGAAGTATCAATACCCATATTGCCAAGCATACCCATTGAAGCGCCCGCCGCGTCACCAGCGGTAAAGCCGCTTGCCGGGTCAGCTTGAAGGTTTTTGATTGCCTGCAACTGGTCAATGAAGGCTTGGCGCTGGCCGTACCCTTGGGAAAGCAAAGCGGCTTCCTGTTGCATTACCCGTTGACGTTCTTGCATCAATGCAAGTTGTTGCCGAATTTCTGCATTTTGTTCAGCGGTTAATTCAACATTCTTTTCACGCAAACTGTTTTCAATTTGAATCATGCGCTGTTCAACTTCCCGTGCGGCGGGAAGCATGTTCATCAAGCGCAATTCTTGCTGAAGTTCACGGTTTACCGCGCCAATGGGGTCTAGTGCATCGCGGTAGCGTTCGCGCAAACGCTGCATAATCAAATCAGCTTCGTTTTGCACAATCAGGCCAGCAGCAATGCTTTTGTTCAAAACGTCTTGTGCATCAGAAAGGCGCTTCAGTGCATCAGCAGACGGCGAAACTTCAGCCCGTACTTTTGCAAGGGCTTCTTTTAGCTTTTCCAGTTCTTTAACGGCGTTTTCGTCAATGTCGCTTACTGTGCGAACACCGGGTTTATCCAAGTCAACGCCGCTTGCTGCCTGAAGTGCTGCGCGGTCAGCAGCAATCTTCCGCATACGTTGATTAAAGTCATCGCCCATTGCGCCCAAGTAGTCACGCTGGCTTTCCCTGAAAGCGTCACCAATGGCGTTGGCCGCGTCTTTCGCGCCCTGTTCAACTTCCATGCGGGGCAACTCAATACTTACCCGGTCAAGGGCTGAATCAATAGCCGCCGCCGTATCAGGCGCAACGCGGGCAATCAAGCTAGAAATACCGCGCAACACAAGTTGCCAGCTATTCATAAGCGTTTCAGCAGCGGTTGCCCCAAAGTTCACAACTGAAGCAAAAAAGCCTTTCATTAGTGTGGGGAAGTTTTGCCAAACAACCTTAATTGCATTGAACAAACCAACGTAATAACCAATAATGAAATTAGTTACTGTTTTTGCAATGTTGGTTATTGTGCTGAAAATTTCTGAAAAGAACTCGCCAAAACCTTCAATTTGAAAGTTCATGTTGCCAAAAAGGCTTTGCCAAATTTCAGAAATTGTTTCAGCCGCCCAAGTTGCAGCGTCTGAAATGTAACTCCAAGCGGCAAGCGCGGCATCCTTCAGGCTTACAATGCCGTCTGAAGTGACCTTGATTTTATCGCCAAAGAAGATAATGGCCGATATTGCCGCCGATATGCCCACAACAAGCAAGCCAATAGGGTTAGCCGCCAATACAGCCGTAAAGCTCAATACAGCCCCTGTTGCAGCCTTCAGGGCGGTAAGCAAAGCGGGGCCGAATGCAACAAGCAGGGAAGACCCCGCAACAGTAGCAGCGAAAGCAACAACCTTCAGATTATCAGCAATCCAAACAAGACCTTCAGCAACCGTTGCGCTAATGCCGGTCATCTTGTCAAAGTCTGTAATTGCACCGCTAATTGCATCACGAATTAAAAGCATCCCGTCTGCAATTGTTGCTGGCATTGCTTCGGCTTCTTTTCGTGTAAGTTCAAGGTTTCCAGCAAGTGCGCTGTAAATAATATCACCCGTGATTTTGCCTTGTGCGCCAAGCCGTCTAAGTTCTGAAGTTGCAACACCCATTTCATTTGCAATCAGTTCAGCAACGCGCCCGCCTGTTTCAATCACGGCGTTTAGTTCTTGACCGCGTAACACGCCAAGCGCCATAGATTTGGACAACGCATATTGCACCCGTTCCGCTTGTTGTGCCTTTGCACCAGATACAACAAGGGCATTGTTCAAAGCTTCTGTGTAGTCCAACTGTTGGCGTGTTGAGTAGCCAAGTTCTGTAAGTGCTGTTGAATTTGCAAGGTAGCTTTCAGCGGTTAAATTAAATTCACTGTAAGTACGCCGCGCCATTGTATTAAGTTCGCCAAGAACCGCCGTTGCGTTTTCAGCCGAACCAACCACGCGGGTTACACGGGCTTCCAAGTCTGTAAACTGGCTGGTCATGTTCGCATAGGCGTTAATACCCAAGGCGCTTACAACAAGCGTTGCAATGTTACGCAAGGACATAAGGCGGCTTGTCAGGCTTGCGCTACTGGTTGCCGCCCGGTCTTGGGCTTGCTGAAGGCGCAACGCGGCCAATGCCGCCCGGTCATTTGCAGCCGCCGCGTTCGCGGCCTGTTGCGCTGTGCGTTGCTGTTCCGTGGCAAGGCGTTGGGCGGCGGTTGCCCCTTGGGTTTGTGCCGTTGTGGCGCGTGTTGTGGCCGTGGCAAGGTTTTGGGTTGCCGTCTGGCTTTGGGTAGCAGCAGCGGCGGCGCGTTGGGCGGCTTGTGCGGTCTTTTGCTGTTCGGTTGCCAAGCGTTGCGCCGCCGTGGCCGCGTTGGTTTCAGCAGCAATAGCGCGGTTAAGCGCCGTTTCCACGTTCGCCATTGCCGCTTGTGTCTTTTGGGTTTCTGTTGCAAGCCGCTGTTGTGAAATTGCCGTGCGGTTCAACTCATTTTGAAGGCGTGACAAACCAGAAGCTGAAACGCTGTTCAAAGATTCTTGCAATAGCTTTACAGCACTATCAGCGCCCCGCGCTTCCCGTGCAATGTTTTTAAGCTTTGTTGAAATTGATTCAGAAACCTTGTCCTGTACCTCAATTTCAATGTTTTCATCAGCCATTGCTTTTAATCCTTAATCTTGAACTTTGCCGCTTCTTTACGGCCAATTAGCACGGCGCGTTCAACAAAACCAGCCGGGGCTTGCGCCGAATAACCATCATTCAAGCGGCGAATGTAAGGAAGGTTATTTGTTATATAAATGGCTTGACCCGGCTTCTTTTTCTTCAAAACTTCTTTTGCATTTGAAATTGTTTCAGCGGCGCTTTGCCGATATGTTGAACCTTGCGAACCGGGAAAGTGCGGCGGCGCTGTTGAGTCAGCAGGGTTGCCAAGCGTAACAGTCCAGTTCGATATAGCTTGTGACGTATCAACAGGGGTCTTAAAAGCAAGGTCGCCCACAATAGCAAGCGCGGCATTGACTGCCGTTTCAGACGCGGCTTTGTCAATTGCTTCAGCTTTCTTTTCAAGCCTTTCTGCTAGGCTTAACAGGTCTTTTGCCATTTTTTGCCGCCGCCTTCTGTTTTTCCGCAAGTTTCTTTGTATGTTCTTGGTCAAGCTTCCCTATGAAATAAAACAGGTCTTCCGTTTGTTCTTCATCAAATTCAAAAGCCCGCGCATAAGTTGCAATGCTACTCCAAGGAATCGGGGTTACACCCATTGAATGCGAGCGTTCCGAATCCAAATCAAAGAAGGCTTGTAAATACAACTGTAAGCCAATTTGAAGTTCTGGTGCGTTAGCTATGCGGTCGGGTAGTGGTTGCCCCGCCCGCATAGCCTGTTTTGCAATCGCCTGTTCGTGCGGGGCTAACTCCAACAGGTGCGCCAGAACTTCAATCAGTTTTTTGCTTCGGCTTCCAGCGAAAAATCACGGAAGTTGGAAGCAAGTTTTGCTTCTTCCTGCAAGCGTTCGTAAACATCAGGAAGCGCGGTCATCAGAGAAATAGCCGCTTCTTTGGAATAGGCAATTTCATTACCTTCTTCATCAAGTACGTTTTTCCAGCCTTTCAGCACGTTGTCAACAAAGACATTCAAAAACAAGCCTTCGGCAACTTCGTTTTTCAATGTACCAAGTTCAACTTGACGGCGATAAGGGCGGGTTGAAGCTTCCAGCGCCTTTGCATAAGCCTTGTTGCTTTTGCCCATGCGGGAAATGATGAATGTGGGAATAGAGCCGTCATCATTGGTTGCTTCGGTGAACTCAATTTCAACGCCTTCAACTTCTTTGGTTGCGTTGGTCTTAAATTGCTTGAACAGTCCAGACATTTTGTTTACCTCAATTTGGGATTATGAAAAAGGCCGGTTGACCCGGCCTTTTAAGTTTACTGCAATTAGTCAGGCATTGCCAGTGTTGGCAAATACGAAAAGACTTCATACAACATGGTATAACCATGCTTGTTTTCAGCCCCTGCCGTTTCCAGCGGTACGGTAATTGGCGCGTCTTTCTCAACAGCCAATGCACCACCGCCCAAACCAAGCAACGGAATATCAAAGATGAATCCCGCATTTTTGGCCGCGCCGATAATTGACATACCAACATCAGCGTTTGCGCGAACAGCTTTAACCGCTGCAACGGTTGTGAAATAGGCAGTAACCGAACCACCAACTTCAAAGTTACCGGCTGAAGTATCAAAAGCACCCATTACGCCAATTGCTTTGTTTGGGGTAATGTTGTTGTTGATTGAAATAGAAGCTTCAGAAACATAGCCAAACAGCGCGGCGGGGTTTGAAGAAGTCGAATCGTGAACGTGCATCTTGATACGGTAAATATCAGAAGACGTATTGAAAGCATCTTCACCCGGCGCGGCAATGTGAGTACCGGCCTTTACAGTGTCACCGTTTTCACCACTTCGATAAGTGTTATCACAAGCGATAAATGCAATATCAGCATTAAGCTTGTCAGCTTGCGGAATGTTCAAAGTGAACTCATTGGCAACCGCACCTTCAAGGTATTCAGCCTGAACAGCACTTGCACCCATGCCAAGGGTTCGTTCAATGTTGTAAGAACGCCGCTTGATAAGAACGGGGTTCTTTTCGTTCTTGATTACGGTTCCCACAAACAGGCGAATGCTTTTACCTGAACCGGCTTCATTTTCAGCAGCCCAAGTAACATCATCAAAAATCAAAGCCGTTTCAGTCACTGAACCAATGCGAGCAAACCCGGCATTGTTGTTGAATCGGTTTGCACTGGCATCACCGCCAACAAACACCCAACGCCCCGGAAAAAACTCGGTAAGGCTTGTGAAGTCAACAGCAGCAGAAACCAAAGAAACAACATTGCCAACAACAGCAATTGATAAATCATCTTGTGCAAACTCGCGACCTACACATTCCAGCTTTGCGCCCGCGCCCGGTGTCGATTCGTTCACAAGCCCGGTTGTAACTTCAAGCGCCGTGGCCGTAGCCGCTGCAACCACTTTCAAGCCGTTGTTGGTTGCATTCGCAAAGCCGCTTGCCATTACCAGTTGACCGGGCGAAAAGGCGTTAAGCCCTGAAGCCGCCGCGTATTCGTCAGTAGCACCGCTAACAACTTCAGTGATAGTTACCGCCGCCGCGTTCATAGGCTTGGTTGAAGGCAATTCGCGGGCATCAGCGAAAAAGAAGCCCTGAAGCAAGCGGGTAAGGTTGCTTTGGGTAAAGTCAACATTGAAGCCGCCTGAAGCGTCAAGGTCAACAACAGCACCTTTCTTGTTTTGGCGTGAAGGGTCAATTGGTGCGCGGGCAACGGTCGAAAGTTCGCCGCCAAAGTCGCTGTAACTGTTTGGCTCCAAGTCGTACCAAGTCACACCGCCTGAAGGCAATTCTTTCAAGCATTCTTCTTCAGCAAAAGAAAGGCCGGTAATGTTTGAATCAATTTTGTGGATTTCGCAAGCCATTTTCAATACTCCTGTTGGGTCTAACCGTTTTCAGTATATTCAAATTCGCCAATAATGTTAAATCTGAAATACAAGTTTTCTGGCGGAAGTTCGTTAATTCTAACATTCCTGAACCAGATTTTACCCGGTGTTGTTTTGCCCCTGAAGGCATTTCTTGCAATAACTGCAAGCCGTTCGCCAAGTTCGCAAGCCTTATCAACAGACTTAGGGCAAAACAGTTGAACAAAAACCAAACCGCTTGCCGTATATCGCCGCTTGCCCGGTTCACCAACACAAGTTGAAAGTGAAGTTTGTTCTTCCATTACAGTTTGTTTTGAAACACGCGCCCAAAACTTTGAACCGTCTGGCAAATCCGATTCTTCAACACCGAACCAGCGAACTTCAGGAACATAGCCCACAATAGCGGGCGCTTTGTCTTTCCATGCCGCAAAGAACAAGGCGTTTATTTCATCGCTGGCTTTATCGTAATCAATCATTCTTCAAAAACCACCGTGTAAAGAATCTTTTGCCCGTTAGGTGAAAGCAAGTCAATTGCTGATATTCTCAATTGTTTACCGTTCCTTATTACAACATCTTTCAACTTTGGTTCAAAAGGTACGTTACCCATTAAACCCATAAACGCGCCTTTTGGTACTTCAGACGCATTCATATAGGAAAAGGTTTTTTCACTTGCTGGCAAAAAACAAATGATAACCGAGTTATCGACAGGCGTTGTTGTGCCGGGTCGCCAAGGCTTGTCAGGGTCGCTTGGCGTTGCGTCTGGAATGGTTCGCCATGTTACGCTTTCGCCATTCTTTGCAATCAGCTTCAACGCGGTTGCAACTTGTCTATCAAAACGCGCCATTGCTAAACCCTCATTGTGCGAAGGGTAAAGCGGTTGGCCGCGCATTCACCGAACAGGGGCGCAAGCAATGCGTTGGCCGCTGTAAATGTGGGCATGATACCAACGGCCACCGGGTCAGCAAATTCGGTTGTAATTGGGCCTACTGTTTCCCGCGTTATGTAGTCTTGCGGTGAAATGTTAGGCTGAAGGTCAAAGCCCGCATTGATTGCCATTGCAAGTTGAACTTGTGCGCCAATCAATGACTTTGGAATAACATCAACCGGCACTTCATCGCCATGCAAAAGAACACCACGGCGCGGCCATTCAAGACCTTGCGCCGTGGAAGTTCGTTTGCCCTGATACCTGCAAGCTTGCGCTTCCAAGTAATCAACGGCTTGAATCAACATTGCGGCAACTTCATCATCATCAATCGGCATTGAAACACCGCGATTGGCGGCATAAGTGCGAGCATCGGCAACGCTTACATAACTGTTTGCGTTTGCAACAATGCTACCATCTTCAACAATGATTGAAATTGCCATAATTATTAACCCGGTTCGCTGCAAGCAATGGCGGTAATAACACCATCAACAACAGTAACGGTTGCAACAGTTGCTGAACCAGCGCCTGTAACGCCTTCAAAAACAAAGCCGTTTTCAACAATGGTTGCAGTGCCTTCAAGCACAATGCCAGTAATCTTACTTTCAGAAACAGAAACGGTTGCATCAGCTTCGTTTCCATCTTCATCAGTAATGGCGAGCGTGTCACCGTTTTCAACAATGGCTTGATTGTCTTCAATACCAGCAGGTTCAGGGTATTGCCAAGCAGGCACTTCACCCATAACCATCAGGCGGCGTACCGGCTTTGAAGTCAAGCGGTTCAGCACCAGCGCCGTAAAGTTGCGATTCTTTGCGGTTTCGCACAAGAACTTCATATTGCTTTTTCACAAAAGCATTCAGGTCTTCAATTGCGGAAAGTTCGCCGCTTGTTGGTACTGCATCTTCAGTAAAATAGATAATACGTTGCATGGCGGTCACTCCTTACGGTTTATTCGGGTTCCAAGCGGCGGGCGCTGCCGGGGCTTGGGGTTGTGCTGGTTTTGCCGGTTCGTCAACCTTGGTTGCTTGCGCGGGCTTTGGGGCTTGCTTTGCAGCCTTTGGCGCGGGCTTGTCACCAACCTTTGAAGAAAGTGCGGCCAATTCGGCTTTCTTCTTGGCAATCGCTTCTTCAGCAGTCGGGAACGCTTTTGCATAAATGGGCGGAACGTGGCCGGTCACACCGTCACAAATTTCAAGCGAATGTTGTTCACCGGGAACAGCGCGGGCATTGCGAAAAACAACAGTTGCCGCAAGTTCAGCAGCGGCTTGTATATCTTCAGCCTTTGGCGCATTGCCGTTCACAAAATACAGAATTTTTGCAGGTTTCATTTTGAAAGTTCCTTGCTTGATACAACCAACGGGGTTTTTACGCCCCGTTGGTTTGGTTTGGGTTAGTTGACTTCAATCACCACGCCAGCCAAGTCTTTATGACTGGTAGCGTATCTATCCCAGTTGGACGAAGTGAACAGCGCGGCATCAGTTGGTGATTTGCCACCGTTGCCTTTATCCCAAGCAAAGCCCTTCACGCCCACATTATAAGACCATTCGGCCTGATAGGTGCGTATGATGTTTTCATCACCGTTCTTGGTTTCTTCGTTCGCGTCAAAGTCGTTGTTTTGACCAATCAGAACAGCGCCCGGAACCAAGCCAAGAATGTGATAAATGTTGGTTGTGTCAACTTCAACCAGATTGGGCGAATCGGTCATAACCAGCAGCTTGCCGAACGGGTCACGAACAACATTCACGTTACCATAAGTGAACAGGCGTTCACCGTTGGCAAGGTTGTTGCCGTACAAGTCGTGCATTGGCGAACTGTGCATAATCCAAACGCCAATGTTGCTGGAAGCATCACCGAACAGGGCTTGACCCCGGTTGAAGTTTTGCCAAGTTGCCTTTTTATCAGCCGGTGCAGTGTTTGCCGTTGCGTCATAAACAACATCAGAAACGCCAGCCAGCGCGGAATAAGCAACGCCCAAGCCGGTGTTCAGCATATCGGCCATGCTATCTTTTGCAAGCTGTTGACCCATTGCAACACCAGCAACTTCGGGGTTTTGCTGAATCCAGTTGAATTGCCCCCGGTCAAGACGAACAGGCGGCGTACCGGCTGCAACCTTGACGGAAGTATCAACCAAATGGGAAAGGGTTTTTTCAGCAACAGCGCCGCTACCATAAGCGTTACGGCGGCGAACAAGACCGCCCGCAATTTTGGCGAAAAAAGCAACGTCCGAGAAGTCGCCTTGATGGGCAGCACCTTGAAGCACAATTGCGCCGCCCGTTGCGGTGTTGAAAAGGTCAATTTTTTGCTGCATTACTTCCGTGAAGGAAGAATAAGCGTATTCGGAATAAACAGCCAAGTCAGAAAGTGCCATGATAAGGTTTCCTTCAATCAGTTTGTTGGTTTGCCTTCGCTTCTTTAATGTAAGCCGCAAGTTCAGCGGGCTTCATTGAAGAAAAGTCAGCGGGTTTGTCATCAGTGTTGAATTTCGCAGCACCGCCGCCATTTTGCGAAGGCTTGCCAGCACCGCCGGAAGCCTTACTTGCGGTAATGATAGCAGAAAATTCTTTGTTTGCAACAAATTCGTTTGACAATTCTTCAATTGTCATGGCGGAAGGTTGGCCGCTTGCGTCAAGTACGCGGGTTTTTGGTTCATCGCCTTCAAAGTCAGCTTGAAGACGCGCCCGAATGTGGGGAAGAATCAAAGAAGGTGCGTTGCTGATTTTGGTTGCAATGGACAAGGCCACATTATCAACAAGGGTCTTTGTTGTGTGGTTTGTCAGCTTGTTAAGCTTGGCTTCATATTCAGCCTTTTGGTCTTCAAGCTTCTTGTTCCAAGACTTTTCAAGCGTTGCAATGTCACCCTTCTTGCGAGCATCATCACCTTCAATTTCTGCAAGCCGGTCTTCAAGTTCGCGTTTGGCTTTTTCAGCATCACGGCGCAACTGAACTTCACGGTCTTTGGCGCGTTTTAGCGCCCCGGTGTCTTCATCACCGTCAATATCAAGCTTGAAGCCGTCACCGTCTTCAATGTATTCAGCTTGCAGGGCTTCGGGAAGCTTTGCATGTTCTTCTTTCGTCAACTTTCTTTTAAGTGCCATTTCAAGGACTCCTTGGGGTTGTGTTGATACACTGTATCAACTTGATAAAATTTCAACAATCTTTTTCTTGAACTCAACAAGCGTTAAAGGTCTTGGGTTGTTGAATTTAGAAACGTCTTTTGATTTTAACTCGCCTTCTCGCAATTTACCAGCAACCGCCGCGCCTAGAACGTAATCTTGAACCTTTGGCGGTTGGCGCTTAACCCAAGTATAAAAGGTTTCGTCTTCAATGTCATCAGCACCCGGAACAGCCGGGGCTATGTGAGAACGGCAACGAATATGCGCGGGCGGTATCGGCCCTTCACCGTATCGGTATGTTCTTTGGTTTCTACTAATGCAAATTTCAGTTGTTGAACCGTCAATAACTGAATGCCAAGTATATGAATCAAACAAAGCCGAACTTACAGCAATGCCCACAATAGCCGCAACATGGGCAAAGGTTGTTTCAATCACCGCCCCGGCTTGCACGTTCACGCGCCGCAATTGGGAAACAGTACCTTGAACCGTTGAACCGTCACCAACTAACAAAGCAAGCGTTTCATCAACGCTTAAATGATTTGCCCATGCTTGCCGTATTATGTTTTCAAACCCAGCTTGTGCCGAATTGGTGAAAGTTTTAATGAACGGTAGCAAATACAAGCCGTTTGCTGAAATTGGCGCGTTTGTCACTTGCGACCAAAGGCGGTCATCATTGCCAGTAACTGAAGCCTTGCCGAACAAAGGAACCGCAAAGAATGCCCCGCTTTCAATTTCTTCAATAGCTTCAGCGTTTGAATAAATGCGGGTCTTTTCGTCTGTTTCGTTAAATGCTGAAACCCATACACGGCGGCTTAATTCCAAGTCAGCCGACATAAACGCCTTCAGGTTATCGCCCAATTGTTCGGCGTACTTGCTAAATATCTTGCTTTGTGATTTACGAACAGCCCTTAAAAGTTGGTTTAATTGAACTTTTGTCAGTGCGTCAAGGTTTGAATAACGCAAATTGGAAAAGTGCTTTTGCAAATCTTTTCCAATTTCAAACATTATTTTGTTAAATTCGGCGGCTTCATGGGCTTTAACACCTTCAGTATAAACTTGAAGGCGGGTTGCTATATCATAAAGGCGCATTGCATCAGATAACATTCAATCGCCCCTTATTCACCCGGTATGTTGTCAACACTACCAAAGCCCATTGATTCAACCATTGCTGTTGCTATTTTCTCTTTTGCAATGTCATCGGCTTCAGTTGCAACACCAGCTTTACGCAAGCCGCCGCGCATTTCTTCAAAGGTAACAGCGCCTTTTTGCCATTCTTCAACCAGTTGGCGGCGTTCTTCCGCGCTCATTCTGGCAATGTCAAAATCAGTATTTAATTCAAATTCAATACCCGCGCTTGATTGGCCTACCAAATCAGCGGCAAATTCAAGCGCCCATTTGAAAGCGGCTGATACGTTCTTTGCAGTGCTGGCGAGTGTAGAAGCTTCGTTTGCTGATTCAAGGCTTGCTTCTGTTGCCGTGCGCTGTACTGATTTTTGTTCAACCAGCTTTGCACCAATTGCAATCATTTGGCGTTCTTTGGTTTCCATTGCTTCTTTAATCATGGTGTTTGGCGAAGCCTGCAACAGCTTGGCATCAGCACCAGACGGCAACGGGATTCCACCACGGGAACCAAAGGCAACCGTACCTTTCAGAACATTTGTTACCCATTCTTCAGTAAGGCCGGTTAGCACCGGGGTTGGCTGGCCTACAACAAAACAGCTTTCTTCATAATCCGCGCTGTTTCGATAATGGGCAATGTTCAATGAACAAAGGTCATAGAAGTTTGGATTGTCCGGGTTCGCGTCATTGTCTTCTGAACCAATAAACATAAACGGAATTTCGCGCAAGGGCTGGCCGTTTGCGCCTTTCGGGCGGAATACCTGATATTGTTGATAATTGCCCTTTGGTATACGTTGGCCGCTTTGTTCCGTTGGGATTGGTTCGCGCCAAAGTTCATGCACAAGTTCGCCATTTTCATCAAGGCGCAACACGCGGAATTGACCACTGTTCTTCATTTCAAAGCCGTCATCAGAAACCGAGTAAGTTTCATAAATAACGACAAGTGACAAAATTTCTTCAGCACCACGGTCAACGGTTCGCCAATTTATAATTTCTTGCGGCGAATAAACGTAAAGCGTAGGCCGAACGCGCCCCGCTTCAAGGTCTGCAATGCTTGCCCCGCCTTCGTCATCAGTTGTTGGGTAATCAACAAACAGCCCACAACGGGAATAGGCAAGGGTTAGGTTTGTTGCCTTCTTGGCGAGTTGGATTAGGTTGGTTCCACTCCCTGTTGCGTTGGCAACCAGCGGGTTCAACAAGGCCGGAACCTTAATTACAGGGTCACGCATGAAGATTTGACCCAAAAAGCCGAACATGGTACGCCGTGCCACGTTGTAGAATACGGCGCGTTTCAAATAGGCTTCATAACGCGCCTTGTTTTCTTTGCTTTGGTCTTCAGCGTTTGGCATTGGCAAGTAATTTGTTCGAGCCGCCTTAACCGTTGGTTCACCGGCCAAAGTGTCACGAATCAAATAATAAAGCGGCAACAGCTTTGCCAGTTCAGGACGAATAAAAGAAACATTTGCCATTTTTGAACACCTTTTAAGTTGGCATGACAAGCTTGAACTTGGCAGCCGATTTGTTTGCACCTTTCAACACCCGGTAACGAACCATATCATAACAATGGTCTTCCGCCGTTGTGTCAACGTCATCAATCTTCTTGCTATCACGGGGTAATGTGGGCAAACTTTCAATTGAAGCTTGACAATTTGACATAAAGTATATACCAGCGCCTTCACCTTTGCTAGAAGCTTCAAGCCTATCACGCAACAACTGAAGGCCGATAATCCTTGAACCGGGGCTTTTATCCGATTCAATCCAGCGAACACCCTTCTTACTCATTAGCTTTTCAGTTGTATCAAGTTCAACGTCAATGACTTGCCTAATTCGGTTATCCGCTGGCCCCGGCCAAGGTTGGGTATGAATCCAGCCGTTTGACATCATTGAAATTTCACGGTCAATGATACCTTGTGCAATATCGCTTGCCGACATTTTCAAGCCTTTGTTGGCTATGAACTCGCCGTTTGCATCTTTGGCGCAACCGTACCATTCAAAAATTTGCACCAGTGAGCCGGGTTGCGGGCAAAACGTGTATTGCGTACCGTCTGCAAGTACAATGATTGCTTCAGTACCATCAGCTTCAGCCCACCAGCCCACACTAAACGGATGGCTTGAGCCGTCATCATACGTTCTATCAATGCGCCAGCTTTCAGGCACAACAAAGCGCGGTACAACGTGAACATGACTTTGCCAAAGGTCATCAAGCGCCCCGCCCGCCGTAACATCCCAATCACCGTACAACCATGCTTTTCTAAGGTTCGGGTCTTTAATGCTTTCAAGTTCAGCAACGTAACCGGGCGGAAGGTATTTGTTTTCACGGTACGAACCAAAGATTGCAACTTGTGTTTTTACAATGGTTTCATTCTGTTGTGTTTGCGGGTTGAAAATTTCAACTTCTTTCTTAACAACAGTGCCACGCGGCGCAATGTTGATAAAACGGCGCTTAACCCAATTGTGACCGGGGCCATTCGGGTTAGTTGTGCTGAACACTTCAAGCGGTATGGGCGGCAAAGGCAAGCCGTTTGGTGTCAGGTAATTGCCGTTTGCGTCTTTCGGTGTATCCTTCAGCGGTTCAAATGAAGAACGGTTGACAGACATAAATTTGTCATACAAATCACCGCTTGGGTGTTTCGTTAATTCGTTCCAACCAATAAAAGGGTATTCGTGACCGTGGAAGCCTTCATAATCGCTTATCTTCTTAACGTGCCTGAATAAAAGTTCTTCACCAGACGGCCAAACCCATTTATAAGCCGCTGTTGATTCGTAAAACTTCGCACCATCGCCAAACTTGCCAAACCATTTCTTTGATTCAGCAACAAGCCCGCCCAAGTGGTCAAATTCCAAATCAAAGATTACACCGCGCCAAAATTGGCCGTAACCCTTACCAACATTACGAAGGAACCGCATCAATTGGGTAATGGTTTTGCCGGGGCCACGCGCCCCTTCATAAAGGGTATGGTCACAACGCGAATCAAGCGCGATTGTTTGGGAACCGGGCAAAGGTCGCCAAACAACTTCAGGTTCAGGTGAGTTTGAAACGGCGCTAGAAAGCGCGTTTTGTTTAGTGACGGCTTCTGCTAACATCTAACAATTCCCGTTGCTGTTTTGCCGCTGCCGCTTCCCAATCTTCATCAGTGCCGTGCGTTGGCATTTCAATTACCTTGGGAACAACAACCGTAACATTTTGATTGTTTTGCGGCTTCTCAATAAAGCCCCTTACTTCAGCGTAAAGCTTTGCAAGTTTCGTGTATTCTTCCGCCGTGGTTGGTATATTAACGCCGTTTACTGGCGTTCCTTTCATACGCTCCCAAATATCGCGGGCAAGTTCCGCCTTGCTTGGTAAAAAAGAAAGGTTGTCTGAATCGCCCATAAGATTGCGCTGAATTTCTAAAACTTCAGGGTCTTTAGGCCATTCGTTAGCAACTCGCAAAGCCCGATTTGTGTTATTCGGGTAAAGTTCAAGTGCTACTTTGAAGGGGTCGCTTTCTCGCAAAAGCATGGCCGCGAATGCGGCTTTTTCTTCAGCTTCGTTCGTTGTGGTCATAATCAAAACCCTTTGTTTATTTAGGCTTAACTATAACCGCCAAGCGTTCACTTGTCACTGAATACAGTTAGCCCGCCATGCTTCGTTGTGGTTCAAAATTTGCCGCGCCGTGCCAGCGGTAAGCAAATCGTCTTTTGAAATGTAAACGGGCTTTACCCAATCGCAAGCCGTATCAATAACAACCGGCTTGCTTTGAATGGTGTCAGCAATGCTTGAATCAATCCCGTTGCCATTCGTCGCGCAACCGCTCAACAATTTCACTATCAGGATGAATGGAATTATCCGCCATAACTTCGCTTGCATTTTTCACCGCCTTTGTTTGCTGTTCAGCCGCTTCACGCGCTTCATTGACTTGGCGAACGGCAATAGCTTCACGTTCTTTTGCCCGTTCGTTAGCGGCTTCAATTTCGGCCTTGCTTTGGCCTGATTTCCGCCCCGCATAAAACACGCTTGCAAGCATCAGCAAACCCGCGCCAATGCCTGTAATGAACTTGCCGAACCTTGCCCATAGTGCCGTAATCATTGCCATTTTCCCGTTTCCATTTGAACAGAAAGGCGCTTTGCACGTTGCGGGGTTTGGGTTGCCCACAAGCTTTGCAGCATTCCAGCCGCCGCGCCTTTGTAATCACCGGCCTTGACCATTGCCAAGGTGTTCTTGAAGCCAAGCAAGCCAGCCGTACCCATTTGAAAGGCCATGTTCAACAGAACGCCTTGCCGCGCTTCATCAAGGCTATCAAACCAAGGAAGCGCCCGCCGTACTTCAGCGGTTTTTGTCTTAACGTCATTATTGAACAGGTATGAACTTTCTTCAGCGGTAATGCCGCCGCCTTTGCGGGCATCAATCAAGCGGCCAATTCCGATTGTCCAAAAACCAAGATGGTCTTGGTACGCGCTCAACTTTTCACCTTCATCAAGGCGCAATTGTTCTTCAAGATTCTTCACGTTTCGCATTTTCAAGACCTTCTTGTTTAATCAGACGCGCAACAATGGAAAGGGCAAAAACACCAATACCAATAAAAGGCATGTATTGTGCTGGAATTGCGTTCTTAAATTCAACGGGCATGATTGCCCAAACGGAAAGGGCGGCTTCAGGGAAGGCAAGCAAAACGCTTGTAATTGCAGTGCCAAGTATTGCAAGGCGGGTTGACCAAAAGCGCCAGCATTCGCGCCAATTTTCAATAAGTTTCATTTGTTTCAATCCTTCTTACTTAAAACAGTTAGAAGGTTGTCAATACGGCGGTTTGTTTCGCGCTGTTCTTCTCGCATTTGCTGTATTGAACTTTCCATGCTTTGCATGTGGCCGTTCAAATCGTCACGGCGCACATATTCCGCTTGAACTTTCGTCAAACGGTCTGAAAGCTTTTCGTCACCTTCTTTAATGGCGTTCATTACATGGCGGTCACGGGCAATAACGCCACCAATCATAGTAACCAGCGTCACTATTGCACCAACCAACCATTTCAAATCATCACCCATTACACCGCGCCTTTTTTTTCGTTACTTCATATTTAAGGCATTGTAAAGGAAAAAGTAAACAAAAAAAACCCCGGCGAACCGGGGTTATGTCAGAACAACAACTTTTTGTTAGGCAATGCGCCAAATACGCGCCCCGCCTTCCACCTTGCGGATTGCAAATTCACGGGTCTTCACCATGACCGGCACGGTTTCGCCTTTTTTGTTCAGCTTGGTTGCACCGCTTTCACAAGGTACGGCATAGCGGGCGGTTGCGCTGGAAACGGTAGAAGCAAGGGCTTTGGCCGGGTTCGGGCGGTCTTCAGTTGCTTCAACAAAGAAGCTTTGGCCGGGTTCCAGTTCGTCAAACGGGTAAACATTGCCACCACGGCCACGGCCAACAGAAGTAGGCGCGGGAATCCCATCTTCAATTTTGAAGCCTTTTACTTCAGTAACAGGGGCGGCAACAGCTTCAGTTGCGGTGCTTTCCGGGGTCTGCATTTCTTCAATACCTTTGTGAGTTGCGCGGGTTGCGATTTCGCCCGCTTCGTTGACCATATCAGGGTTGATTTCCACAAAACCAGCTTCAACAAGCGGTGCGTGAACTTCGGGGCTAGTGTACATGCCGTTTGCACCGGAAGCAACGATTTCAGCCAGTCCAATTACAGGGGTTGCTTCGTCAACCTTTTTGGCGGCGTTTTTGCGGGCGGTAGTGGTTTTCTTTGCAGTCATGTTGAATCTTCCTTACAAGTTAATTTGTTGGTTTGCATACGGCTTCAAAGATGCCTTTGTAATCAGGCCAAACACCTTCAGCAACATTTTCACAATAACGCTTTTCTTCAAGCAAAGCGTCTTCATAATCCATGTTACCGACAATGCCAAACAAGATTAAAGCAGCAATGAAGCCGACACAAGCAAGAATTTTTTTCATAAGTTTCAAACCCTTTTCAAGTTTAGATGGTTCAATTATATTCAAAGCTTTAAGGCTTGTCAAGTGATTTTGCAACTTCATCAATGCCAATTTGTGCGACACGTTGCGCCAACAATACGCCGTTTTGCATTTGAATCAATCCGTTTCTGAATGCTTCAAGTTCTTCAGATTGAACAGCACTTTTTTCAAGGTTGTCAAGTATTACTTGCAAGCTGTTGAATTGGTGCGTTAGTGCATTGTAAAGGTACGGCGCTGCAATAAGCAAGTTTTCGAGTTCAGGAAGCGGGGCGATTCTTGACCCAAAAGCAACAGTTGTGGGAACGCTACCCGTTGCAATGGTGTTGCCGGTGTCAGGGTCTTTGAACATAGTAAGGCCGCTTATTTCAATGTGATTCATTTATCACCTTCATAAATTCAATGTTGTTTTCAGAAAAGATTTTTTCAGCCTGTTTTGCCGATTCGAGCCAATCCGGCGAATGATGCCCACAATAAGCAACAACGCGCTTGATGCCAGCCGCTGCAATCAGCCTTGCACACTTGACGCATGGGAACATAGGCCAAACGTAAAGGGTACACGCTTCAAGGTCTTCACTTGCCGCCGCTTGTGCAATCGCGTTGGCTTCAGCGTGAATTACAACCTTGTGCTGTTCTTCACGGCTCATTGCAAGAAAAACCGAATCATCAAAGCCCCGTGGTGCGCCGTTGTAACCAAGGCTTGCAATTGACTTATCAGGCCGCACCAACACCGCACCAACGCGGGTACGCGGCCCCTTTGACCAGCCTGCAACATGGCGGGCAAGTTCAATAAAACGCTTATCCCATTTGTTCACAGGTTGCGCCACCATGTTTCAAGCCAAGATGAAATATAAAGCCAAGCAATGTAAACGATTGCCAAGAACGCGCCAACTTTAATCAAGTGTTCAAGAATAACCAAAGTGAAGTTCAAGGCCGGAAAAATCGGGCGCAATACGCTTTCAATGATTATTGCAGCAACGATAAAGAAAATAATCTTATACATTTCAATCACCTTTTCGTTAGTAAAAGTCAGGTTCATCAAAATCAGGTTCAAAGTCATCAATTGCTTTTGAACATGCTTCAATGATACGTTGTTCATCATTCGCTGTCAAGCGGTTATAAATCCAGTTCGCTGATTCTTTCTTGCGAAGTGGACGGCCTGCAATTTCGATAATTTCCCAATCTTCAACACCGTCTTGAAAATAACCAACATCAGGGTCAGCCGGTGCGATTGTGAAAGCTACCGTTACAGGCAAGCCGCCCAATACCTTTACTTGTGCTTCCATTGTTAAACCCTCATTGTTCCGTTGTTCGATGGTTCAATAATAGTTCAATGGTTCAATGGTGTCAACACTTTTTGATAAAGGTTTGCAAACTTTTTTCATTACCCCGCTTGCCAATGAATACGTTACGCCCCGGCATTTTGCGATATACAAGAAAAGCACCGTTGCGCTCAACAATGAAGCAATTTTTAGACCGTGCAAGGTCTTTCATTTCGTTAAGTGTCATTTCAACCACCTTTGAAGTTTATGTAATTTTCGAGCATTTGCGCGGCTTCTTGCCAGCCATAGCAAACGCACCAACCGTAACCCGCGCCTTTGGCAAATTTGCCAAATTCGGCTTGTTCGTCTGATACGCCGCCTTTACTGGTTTCACGTTTCGGCTTTTCGCTTGGCTTCTTCATTTCAATGTAAAGACCGCACCATTTTACAATCATTAGTTGCGGGTCAGACGGGCAAGGTTCATACACCGGCCACGGTAGGAAGGTATCAGCAACGCCCTTTTTTACGCCTTCAGCTTTGGCCCGTGCGCCGCGTATCTTGTCGCCGTGGCCTTGGTTGTGGATAGCGTGAAACCACTTCAGGCACGGCAAGGCGGGCGGCTGGTCAGGGTCACGGGCGGGAAGGTCGCCACCACTTGCCCACACTTTAGCCGCGCCGAACCCGTGCCAGTGAGCCACGGCAACGAAAGCGAACAAGGCCGATTGGTGGCCGTGTTCAGTTCCAGACTTTGCCAGTTGGTCAGGCTTTAGCATGTTTCGCCCCTTCTTCAGCCTTGACAACAATGAAACTTTCTTTTGTCAAGGTTTTATCAATGAACATGCCTGAATTTCCATAGCGTTCAATCCATTCAAGGCCGCGCTGTTCGCTCCAAGTAATGCAATGAACGGCAAGCGGGTTGTTCTTCTCAATTACTTTGTAACGCATAGCTTACCCCTTTGGCTTATAGTTTCAATGGTTCAATAATAGTTCAATGCTTAAACATTGTCAAGCTTCAATTGCACTTTTATTGATTCGATAAACGGCGGCGGTTGTTTCTAGCAAGTCTTTTGAATCTTCAGTTGAAAGCTTGGCAAGATACCCGGCTTGTTCGGCTTCCTGAATTGCAGCCTTCAATGCCTTTGTTGTGCCAATATCGGAATTTCTGAAAGGCGCAAGTCTTGCAAGGCGGCGGTGAAGGTAGCTGTAAGTAACAAGCCCGATTGAATGACCTTCGGCGGCTTTCTGGTCATAAGCTGAAGCCTTTTCAGCACCTTCAACCAAAAAGTTTGAAAGCACTTTTACAACAACTTCACTTGCATCTTCACCAACTGCAATTTCTTCACCGCGTTTTGTATTTACAACCTTGTAAAAAAGCTTTGTGTTTGCATTGTCAGGCAAGCGGCGAATTTCAAAGCCGTGTTCACCGTGTTCAATAACAACAATTTTGCGCCCTTTAACGTCTTCAGCGATTTCACGCAACAAGCCCACATTGAAGCCAGCGGGAAGGCCAAACGCCTTACCAACAGGAACGCGGTTTGCCGGTTCCATTGCCGCAAGGTGCGCCGTGTATTCGCTTCCCACATTGGACGGTTCAAGCCATTGCATTTCAGCCGCTTCAGCTTCAGGCGCGGCGTTTTCGGTTACTTGGGTTTCGTTGTGTTCGTTCATGGTTCTTTTTCCTTTCGGTTGTGGTTTGTGGTGTTTCAATGGTGACTTTAGCCGCCCCGCGCTTGATTGTCAAGAATTATTTTTACTATCTGATTATTGCTCAAAAATTGAACAAAATAGTAAATAGTAAAGTAATGCAAATTTTTATAATTTTAGCAAATATCAAGTATTTTATTATTTTTACTATTTACTATAAAGAAAATCAGAACGGTTTACAGATAATTCAGAAAGTAATTTAGCTAAGGTATTGAAAAATAAATAAATAAAATAAATAAAATAAATAATATAGTTATAAAAAACAAAATAGTAATAGTAAAGGGTTTTTCTTTTGGCTTGGCTTTTCCTGCTTTTTTCATTGATTATACTATTTCTAATTTATAAAGCGGTTTACAATTATTCTGTACCGATTGCTATTTTTTCTTTTCAAATCAATAACTTAGCCGCGATTTTGCCTATATTACAGGTTGGCTTGCCATATTATTGACAAATAGTAAGGGTTACTAAATTCAATACTATCAATGGTTTACGCTTACTATGGTCAATAATACAGCAAAAAAAAGCCGCTGGTTAGGCGGCTTCGTTCGGTTTCAATGGGTTCACGGTTTGGCTTTGCTCCAATACCAAAAGCTTTCAACAAATTTTGCAAAGCCTTGCGGTGTTGCCGGTGACGTTCCTAACAGTTCGCCGCCTTCGGTTGTGTAATGAATGCGGTTGCGTTTCGGTAAAAGCTTCACGCCAAGGGTTTTGCCGCTGGCGAGTTGTATAAAACCATCATCATTGACAACGGCGTTGTAATCTTGCGTTTGTAGCTTTTCGGTTAGGGTCATGGTTTGCGTCTCCAATTGTGGGCATCATTCCGCGCCGTGGCGGGCTTTTCTGGTATAGGGTAAGGGGTAGGTAGCGCCCCGCCGTTAAAATCGCTTGGCGGGGCTGTCAGGGGCTAATTTAGAAACCGTCTTCAAGGCTGGTTACAAGGCCGTCAAAGTCTTCATTGGGGCCAAGTAAGTCAGCCAGCGCCAAAACGGTTTGAAGGTCATGCCCGGTATCTTCAGCAAGGCATTCAAGGTAATGGCGGCGGTTTTCATAGCCGTTTTCTTGATATACGTTCATCTTTAAGGTTCCTTTTGGTTGGTTAAATTGCAATGGCTTTTGCAAGGTGTTTCAGGAAGTGCATAACATCGCCGTTCATAAAGTCGATTTTCACAAGCGTTGCTTTAATGCCTTGTTGCTCATTGGCCGGGGCGGCTTCGATTGCTTCCAGCAGGCAACCAACAGGAATGAAGTTTGTACCGCTTGCGCCTTCCGCTTCAATGATGGTTTCACGGTCAATGCCTTTTTCGTCAATGAAGGTGTTAAGCCAGTTTTTGAAGTTCATAATGTTCACCGTTTCGTTAGTTCGTTGTTTCATTGGTTTCAATGATACGTTAGCTTCAAAGGTTCGTCAAGCTTTTTTTTTTCACAACGGCGAAAACCGCCAGTTAAGGCGGTACGGGTTGCCCACAAGGGGCGGGGCTTGGGTCAGCTTTTCAGGATGGCGGCGGGGTTGCTTATCATGTAGCCAACGGCGCTTGAACCGTATTCCTTTGACATTACGGCGCGGCTCATTTCCTGAAGGTCGCCACGTTCGCACAAGGTCTTCAGCGCCCGCTTGATTGCATTCGTTGCCCCTATGCGGTCTTTTCGGAAGGTTGCAATTCGCGCAAGTCGCCTATGAAGAAAGCTGTAAGGAATAATTTTATTGGCGTGAAGGTTGCCGGTGTTTGGCCCCGCCGTGGTCGCAATTTCCGCCCAAGGTCTAACAACAAATTCGGCAATTGCTTCAATGGTCTTGGTTAGCTGTTGTGTTTCTTCATTATCAACGCCAATTTCACCGGCATCAAAGCGGTTGGTTATGTTGCGAATGTCAGCAACCACAATGTTAATTGCCCAAGTGGCAACATCGGCGCTTATCACCGGGTCATAAGGGTTGCAGCCAACCGCGATTGTTGCAGCAAGCTTCATTGCTTTCAGGCTTCCACGGTTCCACAAATGCCGCCTAACTTCTCGGTCACTTGAGTTTATTTGCAAGTCGCAATGTTCATCAAATTGCTTGAAAATTGAATCAGCTTCAGGCGAAAACTGAACATGAATAGCCCTATGCTGGCTGTTGAGCATCAAGGCATGGGCGCAAAGTGTAGAAAGCTTGTCAATGAGTTCAAAGCTTGGTTGTGCCTTGTAATGGTCATGGTTCATTGGCGGGCGGTCGCCGTGATATTCGATAACCGAAAAACGCGGCAATAAGCCTTCAGAAATTAACCCTTCATGCAAACCTTCATAAAACTTTTCAGGCGTTGATTCGCCAACAAAAGTAGGGGCTGGCGCAAGAATTGAATTGGTGTTCTTGTCTTTGTCCGAATAAATGGAAGGCTTCAACACGCGGCCTTCACCGGACTTGTTATAAACATCAAGCATAAAACGGCGCAAACCCAACAGGTGCGGCGGTGCGTTGTGGCTTGCCATTTGCTGCAAGTGGATACCAAATTCACCCAATACGGAAGTAAACGACACGGGGCCACGGCTCATATATTTGATAATGGCTTGACTTGAAGCGATTTCACCGGGGCCAATAAAATCAGCGGCGGCGGGTACGGTTCGCACAACTTGCCCCATTAGCTTGTCAATGCCGCTGGTGATTGCTTCCTTACCTGTTCCTGTTGGGGCAAGCAAAAGAATGTATTGGTTCAGCCCGGTATGCGACACGTTGAAAGCGCGGCCAGCAATACCGGCAACCAGCCCCAACGCACCAGCAAGGGCGATTTCAGGAACCGGGCGCGGGGCTTGCGCGTAAATGAATTGGGCAATTTCACCAACCAGACCGGGCGGCAAGCTGTAAATGTCACGGCTTGGGTTCGCCTTGACTGGCTTGGCTGGTGCTGGTGCGGCTTGCGGGGCTTGTGCGTTGTTTGAAGGTGCGTTTTGTTCTTCCTCAATTCGCTTTGCTTCAAGAATTTCATTCAACTTGTTTTGAAGGCCGTCAACATCAACGGGCGGTAACATACGGTCAAAACACTTGTTCAGCATGTAATTGACGTAATCTTGACGTTGTGCTTTTTCACGCTTACCAAGTGCCGAAGCCCTGAAAATACGTTGAATTTGTGCGCGGTTTTGAGTGTAAAACGCCACAATGTCAACAAGGGCAAAATCAGCTTCAGATTGTGATTGATAAAGGTATTGCCAATTGCCGTTGAACAAGTCATTGAACTTGTCACCATTGGCCGCGCTCAAAGCACGTTTGTAAACTTCTTCATCACTTTCTTTGGCTTCAGCCATACCGGCATAAACGGCGGTTGCCGCTGAACCTTCCGCCATTTGACCCCAAAGCACGTTAAGCAAATCGTTACAATCGGCAATGGGTACGTTTCTGTAAACGTCACCCGTCATGGTCATATAGCGGGCTGAAGAATAGATTTCAATGAAAGAACGCCGCCGCCCCGCTGGAATTGAACCTTTTACGATAATGTGAAGGCCGTTCCCGCTTGGGCTTCTTTCCGCGTAACTGTGAAATTCATTGAAGATTTTGATTTGACGGTCAAGCGCGGTTTGGTCGCCTTGGGTATCGTCAAGGTCAATGAAGCTGTAAGGGTCACTTTCGCTCAACACAAAACCAATGCCGGTATACCAGCCGGTTTGCATGGCGTGTACGCATTCATCAAAGCTTGCCCATGTTGCCGAATCGGTCACACTCGCAAGCCGCCCGGTCAAAGCGGAATAGGGTACTTTTGTTGGCTTCTTTCCTTCTGTATCTTCAAAGCGCCACATTACCCATTGCCTATACGTTCGCATTTCAAGCGGTATATTTTCAAAAGTCATGCTTTTTCAACCCCTTGTCAATTTTGTTGAAAGATGCAAGGGTTAATTGTTGGTTCCCGTTTAGAACCTTCCTTACAAGTTCATGGGAAACGCCAAGCATTGCCGCAAGTGTGCGAAGGCTTGCCCCTTCTTGTTGGCTGGCTTTGATAAGCCGCCTTTGTAGTTCGTCAAAATTCATGCCAAAAGCCCCGCCTTTGATTGCTATTGTGGGCATCCTATCACCGTAATTTTTTGCTGTCAACTCCTATTGACAAGGTGAAAGCAGGGCGGTATGATTCAAGCTCAACCAACAACCTTGAAGGTGCAACCCTATGAAAAAGCTTGATTATATCGAAGAAGCCCACAAAACAGCGTCTGACAAGTTCTATGGCGAGCGCGTACCGCTGGTGCTTTTCATCACCGTTTCAGACGCTATCATTTCCGCAAGCGAAAACCTTGACTGCATCAAAAAGGCACTGTTTTACGGTAAAGAATTTCCGCACATTACCGCACCTGAAGGCCAACAAACCCTTGAAAGCTTGCCCGCTTGGCTTTCGCCCAATGCCGAACAAGACGGCGCGGCTATCAATCTGATTCATGGAATCATTGGCAAGGTGACTGAAGCCGCTGAATTGCTGGAAGCCTTGCAGGCGGTCGCAAAGGAAGGCAAGCCGTTTGATACCGTCAACGCCATTGAAGAAATTGGCGATGGTCTTTGGTATGACGCGCTGGCCTTGCGGGCGCTTGATTCAACCTTTGAAGAAGCGCAACAAATCAACATTGCAAAGCTTCGCCGCCGCTTTCCTGAAAAATTCACTGAAGAAAGCGCGAACAATCGCAACCTTGAAGAAGAACGAAAAATTTTAGAAAAAGGTGTTGACAACGGTTAAACCTTGTCGTATTATTGAACCATGTTGAAGCAAACGGCTTTGACAACAACCAACAGAAAAGGGGTTTACTTATGTCTTTTAACGAAACTGCAAACCGTGACGCTAAAATTTTGGAATGGCAAGAAGCCGTAAAGGCACTGGCTGTTGCAAAGGAAGCTGAAGCCGCGTTGCGTGAAGAAGTGCTTTCAGGCGCTTTCGGCTTTGACCGCGAAACCTTGCGGGAAGGCACTGAAAACATTGAACTTGGTCAGGGCTACAAACTTAAAGCCGTTTTCAAAACTTCCCGTAGCTTTCTTGGCGGTCAAGAAGCGGTTGAAAAAGCCTTGCAGAAAATTGAGAAAAGCGGCGCTGAAGGTGAGTTTATCGCGGAACGCCTTGTAAAATGGAAGCCTGAACTTTCGGTTTCCGAATACAAGAAACTTCCTGAAAAGTTCACCAAAATCATTGACGAAGTTATCAATTCAAAGCCTGCTACGCCTTCGCTTGAGTTGGTAGCGCCGAAAACCAAGTAACATAATTGGGGCTGTTTGCCCACAACAAACAGCCCCTTGAAAGGTGAGTGTATGAACATAAACAACTTGAAACCGGCATCACAATTGGCAAAGCGTTACGGCGTGAAGTCAATTATTTATGGTGCGCCCGGTAGCGGAAAAACCCCATTGGTGAACACCGCGCCGCGCCCCGTGTTGCTGGTGACTGAACCGGGTATGCTTTCAATGCGCACTTCAACCATTCCGGCCTTTGAAGCTTATACAGCGGCTTTGATAACTGAATTTTTTGAATGGTTTATGAAGTCGCGGGAAGCAAGCAACTTTGATACGCTGGCAATTGACAGTATTTCAAACATTGCTGAAATTATCCTTGCTGAAGAATTGGGCAAGGTGAAGCACGGCATGAAGGCTTATGGCAATATGTCAGAACGCACAATGAAGATTGCAAATGACCTTTATTATATGCCCCAAAAGCATATTGTAATGATTGCCAAGCAAGGAACTTACGAAAACGGGCGGCAAACAATTTTGCAAGATGGTAATGTAACTTATGAACCAGTCATGCAAAAGCGGCCTTTCTTTCCGGGCAAAGACCTTAATGTTAAAATGCCGCACTTGTTTGATAACGTGCTGCATTTGTCTGAAGTGTCAATACCCGGACAACCGAAACCCGTGCGGGCATTGCGAACAAAGGAAATACCGGAAGTTTTCGCCCGTGACCGCTTGGGTAATTTGGGCGAAGTTGAACCGCCTGATTTATCAGCGTTGTTTAACAAAGCCATGCAATAAACGGCAATCTTTCACCGTACCCAAAGAAAGAACTTAACCCGAAACAAAGAAAGGTGAATTATCATGCAACTTATCCAAGCTTTTGACGCAAACCAGTATGACCCTTCCCAATCCGCTGGCGCTTTGCCGATTGGCAAACATCCTGTAATCATTGATTCGTCTGAAGTCAAGGCGAACAAGAACAATGACGGCGGTTATCTGCAACTCAACTTGCGCATTACCGATGGCCCCCAAGCTGGAAGCAGCGGCGCTTATCGCCTGAACCTGTACCATTCCAACCAACAGACGGTTGAAATTGCACACCGTCAACTTTCGGCAATTTGCCACGTTACCGGCGTGTTCCAAGTGACTGATTCCAGCCAGTTGCACAACATCCCGTTCATTGTGGAAGTTGGCCCGCAAAAGAATGACCCGCAATATACCGAAGTCAAGAAGGTGTTTGACGCAAACGGTAACGAACCGGGGCGGGCTGGTGCAGGTCAAGCCGCCGCACAACCGCAACAGCAACAGCCAGCGCAAGGCGGTGCTTGGGGTCAGCAGCAACCGGCACAACAGCAGCAACCAGCCAACAATGGCGGTGCTTGGGGTCAGCAGCCGCAACAGCAGCCCGCGCAGCAAGGTAACGGTCAAGCCGCTTGGGGTCAGCCTCAACAGCAGCAAGCCCCGGCACAACAGCAACAGCCAGCGCAAGGCGGTTGGCAACAGGGCAATGCACCGGCTGGCGGCGCGGCTCCTTGGGGTCAGCAGTAAACAACCGAAAGGCCGGGGCGGCAAAACCCCGGCCTTTCGGTTGTTTACTGCTGACCCCAAGGAGCCGCGCCGCCAGCCGGTGCATTGCCCTGTTGCCAACCGCCTTGCGCTGGCTGTTGCTGTTGTGCCGGGGCTTGCTGCTGTTGGTTGTCA